CAGGAACTAAACTTAACTAGGGGTAATAATGGCATTAGCTAGTAGAACAGACTTACAGGATTATTGTTTAAGGAGATTAGGAGCTCCCGTTATAGAAATTAACGTGGACGAACAGCAAGTCTCTGATAGAGTAGACGATGCCTTGCAGTTTTGGAATGAATATCACTTTGATGGTGTAGAAAGAACTTATGTTAAACACCAAGTTACAGGTTCTAAATTAAAACTTACAACCAATATCGCAGAAAGTTTTAGAAAAAATGAAACAGTAACAGGGTCAACTTCTGGAGCAACTGCTATTGTTGATTCAGTAGAAGGACAGTTCATTACAATAGAACAAGTTAAATCAGGAACATTCCAAGCAAGTGAAACTATTACAGGTTCTGAAACAGGAACAACAGGAACATTGCACGCAGCAGACCACTATACAGAAGGCGATATAGAAAAAGGTTATATACCTATTAGTAACAATATTCTAGGTATAACCAGAGTGTTTAACTTTGGAGGTGCAGCAACTAACAATACAAGAGACGGACAACTATTTGATCTAATGTATCAGTTTAGAATGAATGACTTGTATAATTTAATGGGAGCAGACATGGTATATTATACTGTCGTTCAATCCCATTTAACAACATTGGAAAAACTCCTAGCTGGAGAAAGGCAGATTCGTTGGAACAGAAAAACAGACAGACTTTATATAGATACTGACTGGGATAAAACTTACAATGTAGGTGATTATATTGTTGCAGAAGCAATGGCTATAATAGACCCAGCAACATATACAGAAGTCTATGATGATATGTTTCTTAAAAAGTATGCCACAGCTCTTATTAAAAGACAATGGGGCGAGAACTTGAAAAAATTCCAAGGCATAATGATGCCTGGTGGTGTTACATTAAATGGTGATCAAATTTATCAAGAAGCAGTTCAGGAGATACAACAGATAGAACAGGAGATGCAACTTAAATACGAATTACCTCCTTCATTTATGATAGGATAGTTCAATGCCAACTAACTTCTACTTTCAATCAGGCAACAACATAGGCACAACTAACGAACAACGTTTGGTTGAAGACCTTATTATTGAAAGTTTAAAAATATACGGACACGACACTTACTACCTACCTAGAACATTAGTAAATAAAGATACAATATTTGATGAGGATGAACTATCCAAATTTACACAAGCATATCCTGTGGAAATGTATTTGGATAATGTAAATGGTTATGAAGGACAGGGAGATATATTTACTAGGTTTGGTTTAGAAGTTAGAGATCAGGCAACTTTTGTAATGGCAAAAAGACGTTGGGAGGATATGGTTCAAACCAGCGGTGGAACATTTACACAAACAACAAGACCTTCAGAAGGCGATCTTATATACTTAGAAAAAACAAAATCTCTATTCGAGATTAAGTATGTAGACTTTCAAAATCCTTTTTACCAACTTAACCAGATATATGTTTACAGATTGGTTTGTGAACTATTCGAATACAGTTCAGAGGATTTGGATACAGGTATTGCAACAATAGATGCCATAGAAACAAAATACTCTCAGGACATGTTAGAGTATCAAATGTTACAAGAAGATGGAACACTATTACTAAATGAAACAAATGGTTCTATAATTACAGAAAATTTTTCAGTATCCTCAGAGCCAATAGACAATGCAGACTTTGATAATTTAGTTACATTAGAAGGCATACTAGACTTTAGTGAGAAGAATCCATTTGGAGAGATAGGAGCTTAGCATGTTTAAGGATAAAACATTCTATCACCAACATATTAGAAAGGCAGTTATTGCCTTTGGAACTATATTCAATAACATTAATATTGAACGTAAAAATAGTGCTGGCGCTGTGGCACAGACTATAAGAGTCCCTTTAGCATATTCTACTAAACAAAAATTTATGACTAGAATAGAAAGAGTATCGGACTCTACAACAAGAGGTGAAGTTGCGCTTACTTTACCTAGAATGGGATTTGAAATACAAGGATTACAATATGATCCTAGTAGGAAAACAACTATAATAAATAAGAACAAAGCGGTAGGTGTAGGAGATGATGTTCAAACAGTAAGAACAGCTTTCAACTCAGCACCGTTTAATATGAACTTAGCATTGTATATATTTGCTAAGAACCAGGACGATGGTTTACAAATAGCAGAACAAATACTGCCTTATTTTAATCCTGACTTTAATGTTACGATTAATGATTTACCTGAACTTGGTATAAAAAGAGATATAAAAATAACATTAGATAACGTAATGTATGAAGACGAGTATGAGGGTGCGTTTGAGAATAGATTAAGTATAGTATGGACATTAAACTTTACAATGAGACTTAACTTTTATTCAAACGTAGCAAATCAAAGTGTTATTAAAAAGACTATTGCGGACATTTACAATGACCCTACAATGTCTTTAAGCACCTTGAACGACAGACTCAGATTAACTGCCGAAGTCAATCCTTCTACTGCAACACCAGAAGATGCATATACGTTCTTGGAGCAATTTGATGAGTCGTTCGAATAAAAAGAATCCTTTTGAAGATCTAGATAAGAAATTCAATACAAAGGAAGTAACAAAAGCACTAGAAGAAAACTTAAAAAAGACACAGGAAGAAAGACAACTACCTGCCGTAGACATGAGTCAAGAAGATAAAGACGCTTTACTAAGAAAACAACAAGAAGAGGATTTACAATATGCTAGATCAATTCTCAAACAGGCTGAAGCATACAATGATGAGGCCATACAAGGTATCATGCACATTGCTCGTAACTCTGATCAGCCTCGTGCTTACGAAGTGGCTGGGACTCTTATAAAGAACTTACAAGATACAGCCAAGGACATGTTAGACGTCCACGAAAGACACAAAAGAGTTACAGCAGACGACCCTAAGAAGGGACAGATTAAAACACAGAACAATTTATTTGTAGGTAGCACAAAAGATCTATTGAAAGCTATCAAAGATGAAGACAAAAAGACAATAGACGTAACACCAGAAAAAGAAGATGACGGAAGCAAGTAATAGTTATCATGGTAATCCTAATCTAAAACCATTAGGATATCAACATGATTTCTCACAGGAAGAAATAGAAGAATACGTTAAATGTAAGAACGATCCTGTATATTTTATAGAAAAGTATGTAAAAATTATTACACTTGATAGAGGTCTACAACCATTTAAACTATACGATTGCCAAAAAGAAAAGGTAGATTGTATAATGAATAACAGACGTGTGGTGTTAATGGAAGGACGACAACAAGGTAAAACAGTAACATCAGCAGCGTGTATATTACACTATACAATCTTTGAAGAAGATAAAACAGTAGCTATTATGGCTAACAAATCAGCAGCTGCAAGAGAAGTATTAAACAGATATCAAATAATGTATGAGAATTTACCTTTGTGGATGCAACAAGGTGTTAAGACATGGAATAAGGGTGACGTAGAACTAGAAAACAATAGTAAAGTATTAACAGCAGCAACCACAGCAGCAGCTATCAGGGGTAAATCTGTAAATTGGCTATACATTGATGAGGCAGCAATCATACCTAACAACGTTGCAGATGAATTCTTTACTTCTGTTTATCCAACGATTTCTGCTGGTGAGACAACTAAAATTCTACTTACATCTACACCACTAGGTTACAATCACTTCTGGAAGTTCTGGAATGAATCTGTAGAAGGAGTAAACGGTTTTGAAAACATGTTTATACCTTACTATGAGATACCAGGAAGAGATGAGAAGTGGTTAGAAGAACAGAAACAATTACTAGGAGATGTTAAGTTTAACCAGGAGGTTATGTGTGAATTCCTAGGTTCTACTAACACATTAATCAATGCACAGACTATACAAAGACTATCTACAAAAGACCCAGAGTTTACTAATAATGGATTAGATATATACGAATCACCTAAAGAAAATCACTTTTACGCTATAACAGTAGACACATCTAGGGGTATTGGCGGAGACTTTTCTGCCTTTGTAGTCGTAGATATAACAGAAATGCCATATAGAGTAGTGGCAAAATACAGAGATAACAAGATTGCACCTATGTTATATCCTGATATAATAGGCAAAGTAGGTAGAGATTATAATAATGCTTTTATATTAGTAGAAGTAAATGACATAGGACAACAAGTAGTAGAGATATTACACCAAGAAATAGAATATGATAACATATTAAGCACAGTAAATGAACAACAGAAACAATATGTAAGTCCTGGTTTCGGTAAATCAACGAAACATGGTGTAACTACTTCTAAACAAGTTAAAAGACAAGGGTGTTTTGCATTCAAGTCTTTACTAGAGGAACAAAAACTGTTGGTATTTGATGAACATATAATACATGAGATATCAACTTTTACAGAGAAAGCTAATACATACCAAGCAGATGAAGGATATCATGATGATTTGGTTATGTGTCTAGTGTTATTTGGTTGGTTGTCTAGTCAGCAGTTCTTTAAAGAGATGACTGATATTAATACAAGAGAAGGACTATACAAACAACAAATGGGAGATATAGAAAGTAATCTAACTCCTTATATAAGAGTAGACGGGCAGGAAGAAGAGGCAGAAGTTATAAACGGAGACTTATGGTTACTAGACGACGCATACAATCCTAAGAACTTACAGAAAAAATTGAAGAGAATGATAGGTCAAGTAGCACCCAAGTCTCGAATAGAGTAATGTATATACAAGAATTTTTAACTGTATATACAAAAACAAGAGTCTAATATCTGCCATTTATAAATATGATTGATGATATTAAAAAACTTGTGTCATTCATAAGATAATATAAACCGAGGAGAAAAACATGGCATTTCAGCTATCACCAGGTGTCCTAGTTTCTGAGAAGGATTTAACCAGTGTAGTCCCAGGTGTTGCATCTACAACAGGTGCATTTGCCGGAGACTTTCAGTGGGGTCCAGTAGAAGAGGTCACAACAATAAGTTCTGAGAACCAACTTGTAGAAAGGTTCTTCGAGCCTAACGATACTAATGCAGCCGGATGGTTGACAGCGGCATCGTTTTTGGCTTATGGTAATAACTTGAAAGTAGTCAGAGTTTTAGATGACGACGCAGCCCTTAATGCAGTAGCATCAGGTTCAGCAACGTTAATTAAGAACGATGACGACTATGTGAACAATCACTCAACCGGTCAAGGCTCAAATGGTATGTGGGCTGCTAAATATCCTGGCGCTATAGGAAACTCTCTTAAAGTGTCATTTGCGGATTATAGTAATTACGACGACAACTCAGTAGCAAGCGCAACTGTAACAGCAGGAGGTTCTGGATATTCTTCAGCTCCTACTGTAACATTTAGTGCACCTACTAGCGGTATTACTGCTACAGGAACAGCTACAGTTTCAGGCGGTGCAGTAACAGCAGTTACAATTACTAACGCAGGTAATGGATACACTTCAGCACCTACTATTACATTTAGTGGCGGTGGCGGTTCAGGAGCAGCAGCAACTGCTGTTTTAGCTTCTGATTGGCTATACAAAGACAACTTCAGCACTGCACCTTTAACTTCTTTTAACACTTTGTTAAAAGGTGGTGCAAATGACGAACTACACATTATCGTTATTGATGAAGATGGATTGTTTACAGGAACAAGAAATACTGTCCTTGAGAAGTTTGAAGGCTTATCAAAAGCATCAGATGCTCGAGGCCTAGATGGTGAATCAATATATTACAAAGACGTTATTAACGAACAGTCTAAGTATATCTATTGGACAGACCATCCAGCAGGCGATTCTACTTGGGGTAATTCTCAAGCAGGTCAAACATTTACATCAGATTATACTGCAGGCGAGTCTGTAGTATCCTTATCAGGTGGTGTAGATGACGCTCCAGATAGTGGAGATATC